AATGATCCGCTTCCTGGGAAAGACTTTCTTATTTTTCGTGGGGCTGTACGTGATCGTGCTGATCACCGCTACGGTGAACGCCGACAAAGACTGCGTGGCGAGGGCCAAGGCCGCCGGAGAGGGGTGGCAGTCGTCCGTGATCACCTGCTCAGCGTTCGCGTCGCTATCTAAGCAGAGCCGCTAAGAGCCCTTCGACCTGTTGTCCTTCCACGGGAGCAGCTGTAAGTTGTCGAGAGCGGCAGCCTCTTCGGCTGACACGTCATTCAGGAAGCACTCCTTGATAGAGCGCTTATGGTCAAGTTGATATGCACCAGGCACGCCACATCGTCCTCGTGGATGTCTCTCTGGATTGATGATGTCTATATTCTCTCGATAGACTCTCTCCGAAAGAGCTCTGACTTTGCTCCCATAATGTGACAATTTAGATCTATCAGGGTTCCATCGCGGATGTTTTTCTCCGCTTCTCTCGTTGTTCTTCTGAACGAGTTTAGTCGTGTCCATAATCTTTCCGACTATTTCACGAGAACATTCATAGCAAAAATTGCCAACACACTTTTTTGGCCGCATCAAAAGCTGATACGGTCTATCGAAGTGTGCTTCGCATTCGTCACAAGAATAGGTGACGATTTTGTTCGAATTTTTAGGCAGGTGATCTACTACGACACTTATAGTGTCTCCCTGCTTACATTCGCCGTATCCGAGCTCTCTCCAATAGCGGCCATTGTTACTGATTTTGAGCTCTATTGTCTTGGTGACTAACACAAAAATACCCCGAAGTGTTACCTACGGGGTATTTATAGCTACAAAGTTTTGTAGAATGGATGGTTAGAACTGTCCGACCACTTCTGCGAAGTTGACTCCGGTCCTGACGGCCACGAAATTGAGTTGTATAAAGTTGATCGAGCGCGCCGGAGCGATGTAGATATCGCCGACGAACTGGTTGTTGTCGATGACGTCCGGCGTGTTGTTGGTCTCGTCGCAGACGATCTTGTACGAAGACAGACCGCGGCGGCCCTGCACGTCACGGAGGTACGGCTCGACCATGTTGCGGAACTGAGCACGGGTGAACGAGTCGTTGAACTCGAACAGCGTGTACTTAGCAGCCGTGGCGATGGCCTTCTCGAGGACGATGAAGAGGCGGCGGACGTTGATGCGGTCGAAGGCCGACGCCTTGGTCTGCAGCGTCTTGTCACCGTAGAGGATCGTGCCCTCGCCTGTGAAGTTGACGACCGGGTTGATGTTGCTGCTGTAGAGCAGGTCGCGGTCGCCCATGTCCGGGTTGTACGCGAGCTTCGTGACGTTCTTGATGGCGCCGCGGTTGAAGCCAGCGGGAGACCACCACGGGTCACGGGTGACGTCGGTGCGGACCACGAGGCCGGCGACGTCGCCGTTCAGCGGCACCCAGCGGTAGGTGTCGTTGTACTTGTCGTACTGGTACTTGTAGCCGCTGTCCATCACGCCGTAGGAAGACGAGCCGAGGACTTCACGCGTGAGGATGACCGACTCTGCTTCCTGGAACGGGTTGTTGACGACGTCGCTGATCTGCGGCGAGACGAGCGCGATGCAGTCCTTGCGGTACTCCGCGATGTTCTCGATGATGTACTGTGCGAGGCCCATGCCGCGGACGCCGTGGGAAGCCACTGCCTTGCCGTTCATGACCAGCGAGATGTCGACCTGAGTCGCGTCGCGGAACTGGTTGTAGGCGCGGATCATGTCGCCGAGGCCGATGGTGCTCTCGGTAGCACCCGCGTTGCCGCCGCCGAAGGAAGCGGTGTATGCGCGGTCGGTGGTAGCAGCCGTCGCGGTCGACGCGTCGCTGATGACGTCGGCGCCTACGCGAGAGTTAGCGTACCAGACCCAGTTGGAAGACTGGTTGAGTACGTCCTTGTAGAAGATGGAGCCGCCCTGCTCTCCCTTGGCGTTCGAGACGCGAGAGAGACCCTGCCAGACTTCGAGGACCTGGTCGGGGGTGCCGGTGATCTTGCCGTCTTCGTCGACGATGACGATGTGGAGCTCGTCGCCCGTGCCGCCGCGGTTGTCCGTGTAGGTCGTCGTGGTCGGGGCGCCGTTCACCGAGTTGAAGAACTCCCAGTAGCGCTTGATCGAAGCGGTCTCGGTGAAGTCCGACGTGAGGTAGTAACGCTCGTAGAACGTCACGTTCGCGGTGGAGTTACCGTTAGCCGTAGCGGTGTTGCTGACCGATGCGATCTGGAGGTACTGCGTGCCGATGGTGGTGTTGCCGACGTTCACCCAGTCGTTGACCGCGAGGTCGTTGAGCAGCGGGATGTTGTTGCCGGTGGAGGTCACGACCGCGGTGTTCGAGCCGACGCTGAATGCGACGGTCGTGTTGGAGATCGAGATGGTCTTCGAGTAGGCGTTGGCAGAGTCGCAGACGCTGATCTTCAGCGAGTTGCCGGGAGTGCCGGGCCACTTAGCGAAGTACTGCTGCTGGGTGTTCGCGAACGTGAGCGTGTCGTAGTGCGTCGCGTTCTTGATCTGAGTGTTGGACGTGGCCAGGTCTGCAGTGTTCGAGATGGCTACCGCGTTGAAGGTGTTGATCGTCGCAGCGCGCGAGACCCACAGCTTGTTGCCGTAGTCGAGGAAGTTCGAGCCCGTGAACCACGTCTCAAAGTTGTCGTCGTTAGGCTTGCCGAAGCGGGTCGCGAGCTCGTCCTGAGAGCTGATGAGGTCGCGGTCTTCTACCGGTCCCCATGCAAAAACGCCACCCAGCGCTCCTTCCGTCGTGGAGACGGCCGGGACGATGGTCGTCAGGTCGATTTCGCTGACGCTGACTCCCGGGCTTACAGTGAACGCCATATGAGTTCTCCTTGTGAAATGTGAATGTTCTTTGGGATATTTATTCTTTTGGGTATTTACATTCCCAGAGAAAGGAGACTCAGAAGCGGTCTAGCTCCGCGTATGGGTCGAATGACTCGTCGTGGCCGTCGACCCTGAAGCCGAACGGGAGGAGGTCTCGGTCGAGCTCCTCGGCAGACCGCTCGCGGAGCGCTCGCATGACGTCGGAGTTAGTGATCTCTTTGAAGGACGCCTGGGACGTGAGCCATCCGAAGAGGACGAGCGGCATGACCAAGTCGTCGTGCTTGCCCGGCTCAGCCGCGAAGCTGTTCTTGCTCTTGCTGAACGTCGAGAGCTCGTTGATGGTCTCGAAGTCGTTCACGATGAGCTGGTCCTGCTCAATGAGCATCTTCAGCATCGAGCAGCCCATTGTCTTCACGGACGACGAGGTGTTGATGCCCTTCTCGGCAGTCTTGCCGCCGAAGCAGACGTGCTTGCCGGTACGTCCCTTGTTCTCTGTCCAGAACATGTTCTCGTACTCGTACTCGTCGTAGAGGAAGTTGCACACCTCCCCGCCCATGTTGTTGTTCTCGACTAGGACGTACGCGTCGTTGTAGGCCTTGGCCAGTCGATAGACTGTCTCGGCGTAGTCTCGGGTGAGCACCATGTTGTTGCGGTACACGCAGACCTGTCGGTACGGGTGGGCCGTGACGTCGATGACCTGCAGAGCGGAGTAGTCGAGACCCTTTCCCTTCGACACGTCGGCGATAAGCGCGTAGACTCGTCCTGCCGTCGGTGCGGCGTACTGGACCAGCCCGTACTTGTCGTCGATGATCGGGTTGTGGTGCGCGAGGGTCTTTAGCTTGTCGCCCGAGATGAGCGTGCCGGACGAACCCTGGAAGTCGACCTCGTACTCCTGCGCGAACTTCTGGGTGTCGAACGAGAGGGCCTTGAGGGTGTCCTTCCTCCAGTTCTCGTCGCGACCGGGCACCTCCTGCCACTTCACCAGCACCGGGTTGAAGCCGTTCCAGTCCTCGTCGTCCTGAGGCTTGTTGGCGTCGTTCCAGAACTTGTAGAAGTGGTTGAGGCCGAACGGAGTCGAGGTGAAGAGCATCTTCGTGTTCTTACCGGCCGAGATAGTCGGGTAGGTCGAAGAATAGAACTCGTCCCAGCGCTCGATGAACGCGCACTCGTCGATGTAGATGAAGTTGAGTGACTTACCGCGGATGGAGCTCGAGGACGTGGCGGCCGCGATGATCTGCGACTTGTTCTCGAGGATGATCTTGCCCTTGTTGAACTCGAGCACGCCGTGCTGCAGCCACACGGGCAGAGCTTCATAGGCCAGCTGGATACGCTCGAGGACTTCTCGGGATGTGTCGGCCTTGTTGGCGAGGATGCCGACCTTGACGTCCTTGTTGAAGATCACGTAGTGAAGGATGAGGCACACCGCGGTCGTCGTCTTGCCGGCCTGGCGAGAGGTCGCGACGATCGTGCGGCGGTAGTCCTGGAAGCTGTTGATGATCTGCTTCTGGTAGTCGTACAGGTTGATGTTGACGAAGCCCTCGTCGAGCGTGATCACCTTGATGTATTTCTGGGCGAAGTAGACGGGGTCGTCGCGGCACATCACCCACTCTTCTACGAGCTCGGGCGTCCACTCGATGGGAGTGTTGGCTCGCTTGAGGTTGATGTTTCCTCGGTAGTAGTTACCGATCGTCTCGCTGCTGTTCACTTCTTCTTACCGGCTTTCTCGAGCATGTCCTGGAGGTCAGCCGTGCTGCCGACGACGAGCGTCTGGTTGATCACCTTCGCGCCCTCGTTGCCGTCTTCCCTTATGGACAGACGCTTGCGCTTCTCCTGGAGCTCCACGAGGTCCTTGTTGACGTCGGCCATGACCTTGATGAGCTTGGCAGTCATCTCGAATGCCTGCGGGTGCTGGGACTGTATGGCGACGTTGATCACCTCGTCGAGGGCGATGTTGCCCTTCTGGAGGAGGTGGTGCATGTTCTGTCGGGCCGTCTCCATGTCGTAGGAGCCAGTCTCGTCGCTCGGCGCGTCGACTACCACGATCTCGTTGGCCGGCATAGGCGACAGAGCGAACGCGTCGCTGATGGGGTCTTTCTTTTCAGTCATCGTCTATGATGTCGCTCCTCACGACTATGTACGCCCAGTCGTCGTCTTCCTCGACCTGCTGGTACGGGATGGCGGTCGCGGGGTCGGTCGTCGGCTCACCGTTTGCAGTCAGACCCGGCCAGGTCTCGGTCTTCGAGTAGACCGGAGTCTGCACGAGGTCGGGGTAGAGGTCTACCGTGGCGAACTTGATCACCTTCGCGAGGCCGCCGGTGTTGGTGAAGTACCAGCCCTTGAGCGTGAAGTTAAGCGTCCAGACGATCCGTCGGCCGTCAAGGAAGCTGCCCTCGTAGGTGTCCTCGTGCGTGACGGTGTTCAGGACGATCGATATGTCTTTCTTGTACTCAGGCACGCTGTCGAGCAGGTGTGCCGACAGCGTGATGTCCGGGCGGAAGAACGGGAGGATCTGCTCGACGATCTTGAAGCCGTCCTCGAGTGTCTTCGTGATGATCGAGAGCTCGTAGCTGAGGTTCCACGGCACCGGGTTGAGGACCGCGTGAGACGACCCGCCTGAGATGACTCGGTTGACGCCGGCCGGGTTCAGGGCGCGGGACGCATCGTATGACATGTCCTTGAGCTCGTAGGATATGCGCGGCAGGATGATCGCGCGGTCGCGGTCGAGGTTGGGGTCCTCCACCACGCGGGCGAGCCACTTCTCACGCGGGCCGTAGCCGAGCGGGACCTTCCAGTCGTCGACCTTCGGGTTCGTCCCGTCGCTTCGGGATATCCATATGTCGTTGAAGAGAGTGCCGAACAGGGCCGTGTACTTCTTCGTGAGCGCGTCGTAGAACTCTCCGGACTGGCCTAGCATCAGAACTCTCCGAACGGTGTGTTAGCGCTCCAGTCGAGGACCGTGTTGGCCTCCACCTGGATCGGGTCGTTCTGGTTGAACGCATCGTGGTCGATGTCGGTGACCGTGTCGTACTTGGCCGCGATGCCGTCGATGGAGCCGTTGCCCGTCGCGAATATCTCGTTGGAGTACTCGAACAGGTCGCACTTGAGCTCGTAGGACTGGATCTTGCCGAGCTGGTAGAAGATGGCGGCGTTCTCGACGTACGATATCTGGTAGCAGGCCTTCGTCATCGGGATGAAGATGAGGTCTCCCTCGTCAGGACGCGTCTTGCCAGAGACCGGCGCCACGAACTGGTTGAATGATCTGATGGACATCTGCAGTGTCATAGAGTCACGCACTTCCATGCCGAACTTCGACAGGAAGACGTTCTCACCGCCGAAGGACGAGAAGTTCTTGATGTAGACCTCGACGTTGGCGGTGTTAGAGAACGACGAGTACTCCATCTCGTTGAAGATGGTGTCGGGGTTCACGCCGTGTCGCGGGATGTAGACAACGTCGTGCGCGTAGAACTTGATGGCCTCGACCACCAGGTTCTCGACGAGGTTCTGCTCGTTGTTCGCATTGAAGTTGTTCAGGTACGGGTTACTGGCCATGTATATTCTAGCCGATCATAAAGGCAGTGACCATCGAGTTCTGGATGAGGTTCTCTTCCAGCTCGTTCACTTCTTCGTCTGCCTCGTCGAAGATCTGCTGACCGTTGAAGGTCACGCCGCCTGGCATGTTGATGCCGCTGAACTTCTTGAGGTTGTTGCCCCACTGCCTCTTGATGAGCGCGGTCGCGTACTTCAGGAGCCAGCGGTCTTTCCACACGTCGGGGTAGATCTCGGGGTCTACGATCTGGTATGCCTCGGCGATGACGTACTCGCCCGCCGCGATCTTGTTCTTGTCCATGTCGATGTACAGCTTGTTCACGTTACGGTTGTAGCGGATGGGCTGCTGGCCGACGAGGATCTGTTCGATGAACTGCAGGTTCTCGAAGGTCATCCAGAACGGGATGAGGTCGACGCCCGAGAAGGCGTAGAGGTCGTTCAGGGCGATCTGGTACTGGATAGAGAACATGCCGCCCGAAGCCGAGATAGCAGTGCCGATGTTGAAGATGGACACCACGCCGATGTAGTCCTCAGGCATCGTGATGTAGCCGTTGTCGAGGTCTGTCTGGGTCATCTGGTGGGCGTAGTACATCTTACTCGTGCCGTCCCAGTGGTAGTCGTAGTACATCTTCAGGGCGTCGTCGACGCGGTCGTCCAGCTGGGTCGGGTCGACGTCAATGTTGATGACGGGGGAGCCGAGCCTGCGCAGGCAGTTGTCGATGAACTCTTGACGCGTAGTGGGTATGGCCATTCGTCACGCCTTTATGATGTACATCATCGAGACGTTGCGAGGGCGTGTCTCACTGCCCGATCCAGCACCGGTGTCGGTGGTGAAGGTGTGGCTGTGTGCGCCGCCTGCGACGACTGAGATGTTGTGGCTGTGTGCGCCGGCGGCCTGTATGCTGATGTTGGTCAGAGCGCCGAAGATGCCGATGCCGGTGAAGGCGCCGTTGATGCCGATGCCCGTGCCGTTGACGCTCGTGGCGCGGCCGAGGTCGGTAGACTGTCCAGAAGCAGCGCCTGTGCCCGAGCCGTTGTTGCCGACGGTGCCGTTGAACGTACGGTCGGCGTACGAGTGCGCGTGGCCTGGGTCAGATATCGAGTGAGCGTGTCCGGGGTCCGAGACAGAGTGCGCGTGGCCTGGGTCGTTGACACCGTGAGCGTGGTTGCCCTGGACGTCAGCGGTCGCGGTGTGGGTGTGTGATCCCGCCGAGCTCGTCGTGCCCGAGTGCGTGTGGGCCTTGAACGACTCGTCCTGGAAGCTGCCGAGCGTTCGTCCCGAGTCTACGCCGCGTCCGTGGTCCCAGCCTCGGATGAACTCGCCGCGGAGGTCGGGCAGGTTGAACGTCGTGCTGCCGTCACCGGCGCCGTAGAGCGTTCCGATGACCGCGAAGAGCGTGGAGTACGTCGACCTGGACTTGGCAGAGCCGTCGCACTCGAACCAGGAGTTCGGCGCAGTGTTGCCCGCGAAGGCCGTGATGGAGCCTGACGGCAGCACCTGGTTCGCGTAAGAGACCGCGTTGGAGTAGGCCGTATTGGCGGCTGATGAGATCGCGTTCGTGAGGGAGTTCGAGACGGCGTTGACGTCAGCCGTAGTGGCGAGGCGCGTCCCGGCAGCGGTGACCGCGCCGTTGGAGTAGAGCCTGAGGGTGTTGTTCGCGTCGGAAGATGCGATGACTATAGAGTCGGAAGTGGCGTCGTGAGTGATCGAGCCGACGAGCAGGTTGGCGTCGTTGTAGAAGCGGTACGACGCGGTGTTGCCCGTGACGGTGATCTTCTGAGCGTAGATGTCGCCCGTGATGGCCACGTTCGCTCCCGCGTCAGTCGGCATGCCGTTCGCGTAGACCGCCTTGTTGGCGAGCGATACGAGGTTGTTGGTCAGGTTCAGGAAGTACTGGAACGTGTCACCGTTCGCGGCAGTGTTTCCCGGTATGAGGTTGGGCGATGCCATCAGCGTCCTTCGTTGAGTTTAGCGAGTATGGCCGTCAGCAGCTCTTCTACTCGCGACACTTTATCTTCAAGCTTATTTATCCTCTCGGACTGCAGCTTGCGAGTCTTGTACGCGTCGGCCGCGGCGCGGTCGGTGTTGACCACCGCGCCCGGGTTGCTGCCTAGCCTCTTGAACTTGTGGTCCATGCTCACCTCACTTCTGCAGCGCGATGGCGCGGATGTCAGACATCCGAGGTACCTTCGCGGTGCTGTCCGAGAGCAGGACGACCTTGAAGCAGAACGTCTTGTAGCCGACGATGAGTGCGCCGTCAGAGCGGGCGTACTGTACGATGCCGTTGTTGAGGTACGCCGTCGTCTTCGAGCCGACCGATGCCAGGACAGAGGTCGGGAGACCGTACTGGAACTCTCGGTAGTCGGTCACGTCGATGGGAGATGAGTACAGCTTGGAGCTGCCGTCAGTCATCTGCATCTGGGTCCAGAGCTTGTCGTCGAACGCCTCGCCGTCTTCTGCTCCGAGGAGCTTGACGTAGACCTGAATGTCGGTTCCGACCGGGCGGTACGCGCCGATGTAGACCAGTGCGTCCTCAGCCACTCCGACCGAGTCGTCAAGCACGATGTTCTTCGAGACGTACTTCGTCACGGCATTGCCGTAGCGGGTGTACTCGTTGGTCGAGTCGTCGTTGATCACGTTCTCGATCATCAGGCCGGCCTTGCGGCGGAGGTCGATGACGGGCGAGATGTACATGTTAGAGGTCGTCAGCGTGATCGAGAACGTCGCGCTCTTGGCTCCCGCCAGGCTGTCCATCTCGTTAGAGCGGGAAGCCACGACTCGAGGATAGTCGAGCAGCTCGGTCTCTACCTCAGGAGTCAGGGTGACCTGAGCGGAGTCAGGTGAGTAGGTCTCGTCCACGCCCGCGAACTTGTAGGTCAGTGAGGTCAGGGCCGGGTTGATTGCCGCGAACCTCGGGACCACCGCGTTGTAGAGCGGGTCGTCGACGGTGACGATAGTGGTGTTGGCGATCAAGGTGTTCGCGTTGAACGATGCCGACACGGAGTTCGCTGATCGGTGGAACTCGATGACGTCGCCTGGCTCCAGGTTTCCGTTCGAGGTGTCGATCTGAATGAAGTCAGAGGCCTCGTCGACCGTCTGGACTCGTCCGGACGCGTAGTTCGTGTTGGCGGTGTTGGATATCCTCACTCCACCCACGACCTTGATGATGTAGTCGCCCGGCTCGACGTCGAAGGAGTTGTTGGCCTTCGTGAGTCCGTTGATCGTGAGGAAGTCGTCGTCCTCGTTGGTGAACACCGCGGTGCCCGAGCCGACAGTAAAGTTGGCACGGTACAGGCGGAACTTCATGTCCTCGGTCTGGTTCGCAGTCCACGTGGTCATGTTGGCCGAGACGAACAGTACGCCCGAGTACGGGTTCGAGTAGACCTGTTCACCCGTGATGACGTCGTAGTTACCGATCTCGGAGATCCACAGGTTGTAGTCGGGAGAGTTGCCGTCAGGCTTCACGAGGAACGCGTAGTCTTTGCCGTTCTCGAGGTAGACTGGGTTCACGAAGGTGAACTGCGTCTCCGCGGTGGCGTCGGCCGAAACGTTGATCTGCGAGGAGGTCAGGTACGCGCGGCCGAAGAACTTCGAGGAGTCTGGCAGGCCGAGGGTGGTCTCGACGACGAAGACGGAGCAGCCGAGGGCAGCGTCCTTCGAGCTGAAGTACAGGCCGACCTTGGTGAGGAAGAGTCCGGAGGCGTTCGACGGGACCGTAGCAGTGAAGCTCTGTGCGATCGGGTCGTCGTGTCCGCCGTGGTTGCCCGAGTGACCTCCGCCGCCCTCGATGGAGGGACCCTGTGGGTTGATCGTGGTGGTCTGGGTGCTGCTGCGGGTCTGGGTCGAAGACGACGAGTTGATCTCGGTCGTCAGGGTCGTCAGGGTCGTCGTGCCGCTCGTCACGGAGATGGACGAAGCGGTGTAGAGCGCGGTCGCCTCGGTGAGGATGCTGCCCGCCTGGACGACGAGGTCGGTCACGTTAGTGACGATGAGCTCGCGGTCTCCGTTCAGGAACGTGCTGTCAGGTATCTTGAACATACCGTAGACGTTACCCGAGCCGTCAGACTTGATGGCGGTGCCGTAGTTCGCGGTCCTGTTGAGGATCTTGTTCTCGGAGCCGGCCTCGAAGTTCGTGAGGCCCGACGGCGTCGCGGGAGCGCAGAAGGAGTCGACCAGCTTGTTGTCGAAGAAGATGTGCATGCTGGTGTTCGGCTTCATGCCGGTCGCGATGAACGCCACCTCACGAGAGCGAATGTAGGTGTTCTGCGTGACGTCCGTGACGTACTTGCCGGTCGTGATAGTGTTCGCGACGGTCGCGGCAGTAGTCGTGGTGATGATCTGCTCGGAGGTCGTCGTGGTGGAAGACGACGAGCTGTTGGCGGACGTGTTGGTGGCGACCGTCCTCCAGTCACCGTAGGTCGTGCCGGTCGTGACGGGAGTCGTCAGGTCCTGCGTGACGTTGAGGGTGGCGCCCGAGTCGATCTCCTGGGTGAAGTAGTCGTAGGTCGGGTAGAGGTTGAGCTTGCCGTTCCACGCCCAGTACGCGCCGGTGGCGTTGCGGGTGTTGGTGGCGTAGCGCTGGTCGACGAACAGCTCGTGGGTGTACGGCGCCGTGATGAGGTGGCCGGTCTTGGTCACGCTCGAGGACAGGTCGGCCCTGTAGGCGAAGTCGATGTTGTGCTGCTTGAAGTTCGGGCGGGCGATGCCCTTGTCGGGGTCGATAGCGATCGAGTACTCGATGTCGGTGGTCTTGCCGTTGTCGTCGTTGTCGAACGAGTCGGCGAAGATGCCGTTCTTGAAGCGGTCGAGGCCGTTCGCGTCGGTGACCGAGGTGTCCTTGGCCTTCTGCTCGAGGAGGTTCAGGGCGGCGTAGTACTCGAGGCGCGTGATGCGGGTGTCGAGCGTGCCGATGTCCTTCTCGGTGTAGACGCGGTTCGTCTTGATGTCGATGTCGATCTCGAGGTCAGAACGGTTGAACGAGATGGCTTCCTTGGAGGACAGCGACGGGTACGGCGTGATGTAGGTCTCGGCGATCACCGCCGTGTCGACTTCGTTGACCGGAGCGAGCGGGTTCTCACCGGGCTCGCCCTGGCGGGAAGTGATCTCACCGAGCTTGTTGATGACGACCAGGTCGCGCCTCGGGAGGTAGTACTCCATGTCGGCGGTGAAGTTCGTGTCGGCGTCGAGGACGTACACGCCCGTGGCCGGCGCGTTGAACGAGCTGTTCGAGACGGGCGGGTTGATCGTCGCCGCAGAGGAGTTCGCCACGTTGGCGGTGTTGAACTTACGCGGGCGGAAGTCGATCGCGTTCCTCAGGTCCACGAAGGAGTTGAAGGAAGACGAGAAGTACTGTGGTATCTCCGCGGTCTGGATGGCCGTCGCGTTAGCGGTGTTCGCGTCGTCGATCGGGTAGGAGTCCACGCTGAAGAAGCCCACGCCCGTGGTCGTGTTCGCCGAGAACGCGTCGAGCTCGATGAGGAACTTCGTGTTCGAGGTGATGTTCGACTTGTAGGCCGTCTTGATGATCAGCTTGCCGTGGTCGTAGAAGTTGTCCCTCTGACCGTTGTCGTACGTGAACCAGGAGGAGCGCTCGGGGTTGGTGGTGCTGTAGGTGTTACCGACGTAGACGTTGCGGACCTTAGCGACGTCGACGAAGCCGAGGTCCCACGGGCCGGCGGTCAGGGCAGCGTTGTTCGAGCAGTCTATCTTGACGAATGTGCTCTTCGTGATCGCCTTGCCCGTCGCGACCGCGCTGCTGCGCAGGACCGGGTACTGCGCGTAGAGCGTCATGGTGCCGGAGTCCATCGTGCCCGTGCCGACCGGGAGGCCGGTGTTGACCGTGAACTGCGTGTTCGAGAGGATCATGATGGAGCCGCCGAAGTCGTTGAGGTTCACGACGGTGCCGGCCGGGTAGTACTTCTGGATCTTGGCAGCGGTGTTCGCGGCGGCTGTGACGACGGTGTCGATCTGCAGCGACGTGGCGTTGGTGATGGCCGTGACGCTTCGGATCTGGAAGGCCGCGCCGGTCGTGTTGATGCGGATCATGTCGCCGACGTTGAGCAGGGTGTTGAAGCTCGTTCCGGTGCCGGTGATGACGTTCGAGGTGTTGGCGTAGTTGATCGTACCTGCGAGGTTGGCCGAGTACGCGTTGTTCGACGTGATGATGTTGAAGCTGTCTGCGAGGGACGAGGACAGAGTGCCGACCGAGGCGTTGAGCCGCTCGACGCCGCCGTTAGCGGGCGAGTTGATCGTGAAGGTCACGAAGCCGTTGGCGGCCATGGTAGCCGAAGCAGCGTCGCGGAACACGAAGCTGGTCTCGTTGCCGCCCGAAGAGTTGCGGAGACGCTTGACTGCGTTGACGCCGAACGGGAACACGAGCGAGTTGCTCGCGGCGTCCTGGATGACCGCGGTGTTGGAAGACGAGAGGACCACGTCAGCCTTGGCCGGTCCGAATGCGGTGGTGCCGTAGAAGGACTTGACGTCGTTCGCGAAGCTCTTGCCGCTGTTCATCCTCACGTTGAAGAGGTACATGCGGTACTGCGTGAAGGGCGTGCCCTTGTCGTTAGTGGAGTACTGCAGGCCTAGGACGTTGGCCTTGCCGACGACGTTGCCGGTCGGCGCGGTGCCGCTGCCCTCGTACTCCGAGACGGAGTTCTGGGGGGTGTCGTACAGGCTCACTTCAGTCGCGTGGTCGAAGTCGAAGGAGCCGACGAGCTCGTCCACGAGGACGTAGTTGCCGTAGTTGCCCGTGACGATCTGGGTCAGCGCTTCCTTGACGGTCGTCGCCTTGTTGGCCACGAGGTTGAAGGCGTTCAGCTTCTCGATGCGGTAACCCTTGACGTACATGATGCCCGTCGAGATGTTGTACTGGAACTGCTGGTTGTTCGCGGTGTACACGTCGGTGTCGATCGTGAACGGCTTGACGGTGTAGTCTCCCGACTCCTCGTTGGTTCGAGAAGCGAGGACGTCGAGTATCTGGGAGAGGCCGGACTGGTCGGTGTTGGTCTGGGTCGGCGAGTCAGAGTCGAACTCTACGATCGCGAAGAAGTTGGTGCTGTTCGCGGTCTCGGACTTCGGCTTCGAGACGAGCGTCGCGTTGAGCTGCAGTCGGTCTGCGCCGGGAGCGTTGAAGTTGAAGAAGCCCTGGGCGTTGCTGAGGAGCGACGGGTCCTGGTTGGAGTTGACGATGACTTCTTCGGTGTTGAAGCCGACGACGTAGTTGTTCACCGACGTGTCGTGGTCGCGCACGGGGATCGTGTGCTGGTCGACGTTGATGAAGAAGCCCTTCTGGAAGACGATGCCGTCCGAGACCTGCACGCCGTAAGCGGTGCCGGTGGCGTTGGCGGTGCCGTTCGAGGTGATGATGCTGATGGTGTCGACGAGGTTGTTCGCGTCGAGCACGCCGAACTTGTTCTGGGCGTCAGTGTAGACGTAGAGCTTCTCACCCGAGGCGAACGAGGTGACGTCGTTGTTCGAGCCGTCGGTTCCGGTGTAGATGTAGTTGACGTAGAAGCGGTTGGTCTCGGGGTACGTCAGCTCGAAGCCAGACTTGGTCGTGGACACGGCAGCGCGCACGCCGCTGTTCGACACGAGCAGGTAGTTCTGGGGTATCTCGAGGATGGACAGCTCGTTGTTGGAGTCGAACTGGTTCTTGACGTAGACGACGGGGTACTGTGGGATGTACGTGATCGCGCAGCGGTCGACGATCGATCCGTCCTTGAAGACGTACGAGCCGAACCGTGCGACCTGCTCCTGCAGGATGCTCTGGAGCTGCGTGAGCTCACGGGCCTGGACCGCGATCGAGGGCTTGAAGAGTATCCGGTGGTAGTTCTTACCCTCGGCGTCGTCGAAGTCGTCGAAGTACGGTGATACGTTGAAGTCGGTGTCGAGTCTAGAAGTCATTTAGTTTCCCGAGAGGTTCGACAGGATGAAGCCCACGTCTTCGAGTGAGCTGTTCGACCGATCGACTGAGACCGCGGTGTCGTAGAATAGGACGTCGCCGCTGTACACGTTTATCTGTGGGTTATTTATAGCGAGAATCTGAGCCACGATCTCTGAGTTTGAAGTCACGATCGTCTCACCGTTCGCGAAGGAGCCCTTGTAGACGGTACCCTTCGCGTTGGTGTTGTTCGCGAAGCCGAGGATGCCGATCGCGCCCGAAGTCTGACCCGTGAAGGTCTCGCCGATCACGTAGCTGCTGGAGGAGGAGAGGACGTTCAGGGTGAGGCTGACCGTGGAGTCGATGAACGACGAGGTGTAGATGTGGCCGTTGGCGTACTCCGGGTCCTTGATCATGCCGTACTCCCGGAAGGAGAGCTCGACTGGGATGGCGCCGGACTCGTCGCCGTCGAACGTCGTGATCACCATGAACTTGCTCGAGCCGAGCTCAGAGACGGCGTCGGAGCCGTGGCCCTTGACCGGTGAGATGACCGCGCGCAGGGTGGAGTCAGCGTTGGCGGTGTTAGCGTACACGTTCACAGAGGTGTAGCCCGCGCCGGGGTCGATGACGTTGACTGAAGCGATGGACTTCGAGACTGTGTTGACCGTGCAGTACGCCTTGGCGCCGTCGCCGTTCCCGTCGATGACGATCTCGGGGTAGATGATGTACTGCGAGGTGTAGTCGAGGGTGAGCGGCGTGGTCGTGACGACGAAGATGCCCGAGGTGTTGCTGAAGTGCTGGGCGATGCGCGTCATGGAGCCGTCGCCGGTTCCGGACGAGACGTACATCATCAGGTTGTTGTAGAAGTTGTTCACGCCCGAGTTGTTGTCAGCTATCCTGAAGAGGTTGCTGTTGTTGGCAGTGCTGAGGACGGTGCCCGTCGCGAACGCCGGGAAGTTCGCGCCTCCCGAGACCACGACGATGTTGTCGATGGTGCCGGGGATCGCCGCGGCCTCGACGGTCGTGTTGGCGTCGATGGGGATGAAGGTCGACGTGCCGAACTTGGTGTTGTTGGCCGACGAGAGGGTGTACATGTACTTCCACTTGTAGCCGTCGCTCAGCTCGAAGATGTCAGTGGTCTTAGACGTAGGCTCCTCAGTAGAGAGCGCGCCGCCGCCGTTGCTGATGCACTTGAACACGTCGTCGTTACTGTTGATGACGTAGTATGGCTTGTCGTAGAGCTCGGGGTCGTCGTCGTCGTACTGTGCGTAGGCCGTGTCGATCGTCCAGACGTACTTGCCGACCAGGAACGAGACGTCGCCCGGCTGGAGCTTCTTGCCGAAGATCATCTCCTTGCGGAAGTCGAAGTCGCCCTGCTTGTAGGTGCCGTCCTCGGGGTCGGGGTTGACCTCGTCCGGCCACGGGGTGAACTTGGACACCACCATGTAGTAGGCGCTGTTAGCGGAGCCGAGGTCGTCCTGCAGCAACTCGCATATCGTGTTGAATATGTTCGACACTTATTTTAGCTCTCTGTGACTAGTCGGACCTTGCCGAACATCTTGTTGCCCGACGGGTGGACGGTCCTCTTCAGGACGTCGTAGTACTCCGAGAGCTTCTTTTTGAGGATGAGCTCGTAAGAGTACTCCTGGTAATAGTCGTCGTCTTGCAGGTATTTATCGCTGTCCACGAAGCTGGTTGAGTCCCTCCAGTATCCCTCGACCTTGCCGACCGCGCCTATCACTAGGGTGGCGTCGACCACGTGGAGCGCGTTCGTGGTGGAGGTGAGGGTGGCGTGGATGGTGTTGCCGCGGTAGGCGAAGCCCGAGGACACCACGGTGATGCTCGAGGGGACGCCGTTGCCGTAGAATGCCGACGTCGCGATGACCGCGTCGTTCCCCCAGTAGCCGCCCGAGCCGTCCTGGATGTGGAGCTTGTTCGTGACGGGCTCGAACACCTTGACGGTGACGTTGCCGTCGTAGTCGTGGCCCGGGTTGGTGGTGACGATCTTAGAGATAGTGCCGACAGTGTACGTGTTCATCGCGAGCGCGGAGTGCACCTTCGACGTGATGTTGGCGGTCGACATCGCGGAGCCGTCGCCGACGTTGTAGGTGTTGGCGCCGACCTTCACTGCGAGGTAGCCGTTCACGTATATGTTGGAAACGTCGATGTTGGACGTGTTGGACAACGACAGTATCGCCATGTTGGCGTCGGAACCCATGGTGTTGCTGCCCGACGTGATGGTGATCGTGGAGTCTAGCTTGTAGCCGAAGCCGCCGTTGACGAGGTTGAAGTTGATGATGCCGTCGCCGCTGTTCTCGACCGCGCTGACGATGCCCCGGAAGTTGAGCCCGTCGGTGTTGGAAGTAGCAGTGACGAAGTCGCCGACCGTGAAGCCGGGCGTGGCGGAGTTCACGATGACGGAGGTGATGGACCCGAGGACGGTAGGCTCGATCGCCGTGATGCCCTCGTAGGTGATCGTCTCGCCGGGCGTGAAGTCGCCGCGGATGTTCGAGATGAACAGCAGGTCGATCAGTCGCCCGTTGACGTTGCGGCGCTCGTAGTTCTCGACGATCGCCTTCGCCCCGCTGACCTTGCCCACGATGTTCTGGTTCTCGAACTGGTAGTTCGTGTCGTGCTTCGATATCTCAAAGTACCTAGGCTCGAACCACTCGCTGTTGTCGGGCTTGAAGATGTCCTCTGCCGGGATGTAGTACTCTATCTCGGTGTTGAAGAGCAGGCGGAACACAAGGCGGATGCCCTCGATGGAGCCCTTCGAGTTGTAGAGGTCGAGGATGTGCTTCTGGAGCATCCTCTTGTCGCCGAGGATCTGCTTCGGAACGCCCGACATGTACTCGTCCTTGAAGTAGTCAAGGAACTCGTCGGGGGTGGTGTCGATGTCTCGTATGTCGAGGAGCTTGCGCGTCTCGGACCGCTGCTCATCCCACTCGTAGTACGCCTTGACGAACTGGACGAAGTTCGTCCCGTCCTTCTTATAGAAGTCGGGGAACTGGTGCTGTACGAAGTTTGAGATGAAGTCTACGGTCATTCTGCCACCATCGTGACGGTCACGTCGGCCACGTCGAGGATGAGGAACCTGTTCTCAGCGACGGTCACGTCCCTCTCTGCGCCGGTGGCGTAGATCGAGATGAACCCGCTGTAGGACGACACGTTGAGGAGTATCTCCATGTTGCCCGTAGCGTAGTCGACCGAGCCGACCGACGAGTTGAGCACGTTCTTGGCGGCGTTGTTGGCGACGACCTTGAGGACGCCGAGTCCGTTGTCTTCGATCTTGGCCGAGTACGAGATGCCGTTGACGACGTACGAGAAGATGGAGGAGGTGATCGTGGGCGCTATCGCCTTGTCGAGCTCCGACGAGACGTCGTAGTCGAGAAGCGGCGTGCCGAACGAGAACTTGAAGCTCGCGGGAGAGCCGGTGGTCGGGCTCCACCTCTTGATGATGGAGAGCGTGGTGTCGTTCGAGACTATCGCGGGGTCCACGTCGTCGATCGCGTTGACGAACTTCGAGTATCGCAGGTCGGAGTCGAAGTCAGTGAGGTTCGCTGCAGCGAAGTCCTCGATGGCGTCGATCACGTTCACCCGCAGCTGCTCGAGCGGCGTGCTGATGAGCGCGGAGTCGTACGTCACGGTCGAGTTGACCTTCACGTAGAAGTACTCTGGGTCTACCACGAAGGCCTTCGTCGTGATGGACTTGCCCTCGAGGTAGTTGACGATCTTGCGCTTCACGTTGTCCGAGATGATGCCCTCGGTGCCGAAGGGCTTGATGAAGAGCGCGACGCGTCCGAACTGTGGGGGATTGAGCAGCTCACCGCCGTAGGCCAGCACTGACTGGACGATCGGGAACTTCTCGCGGACGAGGTTCTCGAAGTCTCCGTCGATGACGGCCCGCTCCTGGGTGGTGAAGTGACGCGGCCCGTGGAACTTGATGGACGCCAGGTCCTCACGCTCGGCCCCGCCTGAAGCGGGAGCGTCAGAGACGATGGATGAGACCCGGTAGCCGTCGACCGCGACAGAGGGCGAGAACGTCGTGAGGCCGTTTCCGTCTTCGCCGTCGGTGGCCACGTAGGCGATGTTGATGATGTTGCCGTTCGAGACCGCGCGGCCGATGACGCCGTTGCCGAAGACCACCTCGTACCGGTCGTCGCTGTAGCCCTGGACGAAGAACACGTTGGACGTGGAGGTCAGACCGTAGATGTCGAGGGTGCGAGACCAGGTCACGGTCGTGTTGTCGGTGTTGGACGTCGTGACCTTCACCTCGATGGTGTCGACGTCGACGTTGTTGGCCTGGAGGGCGTACCGGACCGTCGAGTTGGCGACGAACGCCTCGCGGACGACGTTGCCCTGGAAGAGGTCGACCTCGGAGGCCGAGTAGTTGCCGAAGGAGTCGGCCTGGACGACGACGGCCGTGTTGGTCACGAGGGTGAAGACCTTCGAGTCGTTGTTGGCGTCGAAGCCGGCCGAGGACACCGAGTAGTACTTCGGGATGGTGACGCTCGAGGGCAGGTCGCCCCCGGTGTCGATCGTGAACGTCGCGGTGGTCCGTGCCGACGAGCGGGAGCGAGGAGTGTAGTTGAGCTCCTTCGACCTGGATATGACGGAGTCCTTGAGCACCGCGGTGTCGAGGAACATCTCGGAGCCGATCATGTTCTCGTAGTACGCGTTGAGCGTGGTGTTCAGCGCGAGCACGTCGAGCAGGACGGCGAAGTTTGAGCCCTCGAAGTCGTAGTCCTTGAACCGGGCCTGGCTCGCGAGGTACGTCTTCAGGCTCTCTCGGTAGTTGAGGAAGTCGAGCTCACTCGTCGGTATGAACTGAGTCATCTTATCCGTTCTAGGATCGTGGAGAAAGTTATGGGGTCTATCTTATTTATTACGCGGAAAGTAATGGTCGCGCTGTACGCGTTCTGGTCCGGGCTGATCTGTACGTTCACGTCGAGCAGCTCGGCCCTCTTCTCGTAGGTCTGGATGCAGCGTACGATCGAGGATCGAATGAGAGTGGCGGTCACGGGAGTGACGTTCTCGAAGAGGTACTTCTGCAGGCCTGAGCCGATGCCGGGCCGGAAGCGTCGCTCGTAGGGTCCCGTGAACATCAGGTTCTTGATGGAGTTCTTCACGGCGTCCTCGTCCTTGAGCAACACGAGGTCGTGCTTCACGGGGTGAGCCGCGAAGTCGTTGCGGAAGTCAGAGTACTTGTTCTCGATCTTGGTGTTGGGTGTCTCTAGGGGCATCAGAATATCTTGTCCTTCTGTCCGAGGAGCGTCGAAACTATGTACGCTCCCATCTGGTCCATCCTGTCGGCATGGTCGGAGCCGACGTCGAACTTGGTGTACGTGTCAGGCGCGTCGTCCTGCCGCTTGTTCTTGGTCTCTACGTCGGCGCCTGCCCCGTCCACGATGAGGGCCTGGACCCCGTTGATCGCGGTGTTGGCCATCTGCATCGGCGTGGAGTTCGCGGTGTTCTCGATCTTCGTCACGGACGTCACGGCCTCCGTGGAGGGGTCTCGCGTCGTGCCCACGTCGGAGCCGTCGACTGTCTTGGAGACCGTGGAGGTGTCTCCCTTGACGTGCGACAGCGCCACGTTGATCTCCTCGTAGGTGAACGGAGACTTGCGGGAGCCGGTGAAGCCTGCCAGCATCATGGCGATGAGCACGATGTTGTCGTTTGAGTTACCTGACGTGAGGTCTACCTGGGCGCAGTTGAGCATCGTTCCGGTCGGGTCCACGACGTTGAAGATGGCGTCGGTCAGGCCCGCGATCACCTTCGGGAGCAGTCCTGCCGGGACCATCGATGAGGCGGCCGAGAGCAGTGTCTTGCCGTCGGGCGACGTCGACTGCATCTGCCGGAGGCCCGCGATCAGTCCTCCGATGCGGTTCGAGTACGCTGCCTTGCCGGCGACCTGTCCGATGTATCCGTCCTCAAGCTTGTTAGTGACCCCGTCCACCACTCCCACGAGGAACGGGTTGTTGAACCGGACTGACTGTGGGATGCCGTACTCGCCCGACGTGTTGGACGGGTTGTTCAGCATCGAGACGTCGGTGAGGGACCTGTAGCCCACGTCGCTCATCATCGGGAAGATGTCCTGTCGCGGCTGTCCCGATACGTTTCCGTTAGAGACCGTAGGGCACTTCACGAGGGCGGGGAGCAGCGTCGCGAGCGTCGAGTTGAGCGCGTCGGACGAGGAGTCGGGTGGGTCGTAGTCGGTGGTGTAGTCGACCGGCGTGTCGTAGAAGTTCGGCTTGATCACCTCAGTGGAGGCGTCCACCTCGGGCAGCACGGACGTAGTCACGTCAGATATGTTCAGGTTCGCGGCGTAAGCGAGCTTGATCGCGTTGTCCTCCGACTGCAGGTAGCCGAGGTCGAGTGAGGTCTTGATGAAGTCCTGCAGGACGTTCGTGTCTCGAGAGACAGAGACCGGGTTGGACGTCACGTTCAAGTTGAGAGAGCCGTCAGACTGCACGACGGAGTCGTCGGCGGAGGTCGAGAAGTCCTTGTCGACGTTCACGAGCCTGGACGGGTGGATCAGGGAGTTCTCAAAGCGGGTGCCGAAGACGTAGTTCTGGCTGGAGCCGTTGAGGATCACCGTCACCCGCGGCGCGTCGGTCAGGAAGTAGTCGAGGTAGAGCTCGTTGAAGTACAGGCTGTTGAGCATGTCCTTGGCTATGAGGTACACCGAGGACGGCGTGAAGCCTGGGAAGGAGAACGTGATGGCCTCGCCCATGTACGCCTCGGCGTCGGGCGCGAAGTAGACCTGCTCCGTGAATGCGCTGAAGACCTGTGCGGAAGCCGCGACACCGTCGAGGAGGTCTCGCACGACCGGCTCGTAGACGTTCACCGCGAGGTTCATGAGGTTCTTGACGATGATCTTCGTGGACAGCCCGGCCTGGGCGGTGAGGGTCTGCGGGCGGAGGCGGTACACGAGCAGGTCTCGGAGGTCGAGGTTCTCGCTCAACGGGTAGTCGAGGGAGGTGTAGTCGTCGCTCGGCTGGATCGTGACGATAGTGTAGTCGATGAGGTTCGAGGTGCGCACCGAGGCGTAGCCCACGTCCTGCTCGAACGCCACGAGGTTCTTCTGCTGCTCCTTGATGGAGGACACCGTCGCCTTCACGTTCGTGATCAGCTGCGATATGTTGATGTACCCGTCGAAGTTGAACTTGACGAGCGCGTCGACCTCCGAGGTGCTGAGCGAAGCTATGTTCTTCCGGTTGGGAGGAGACGTGACGTTGCGAACTTTCTTTGAGAAAGTAAAGCTGTTCGTCTTGGTGTCGTAGTAGACCGGGTTCGTCTGCACGTTGCTGAGCAGGTCGGAGTTGGACGCGCCCTTGAGGCCGACGATCGGCACCGCGATGAACGCGTAGCGAGGGAACGAGAGGCCGTTCTCGAGGACGACCGTGTCCCCCACTTCTCTCGCTCCGGTCGGCAGAAACAGTTTGTAGTTCACGTTAGCCGCTCCATGTCGCGCGGCTGCCCGGTCTCACGTCGACGTGGGTGAACGTCGGGTAGCGACCGATGCCGTGCGCTGCTGGTATGTTGTTGATGATGTAGTCGTGGACCTGCGCCGGCGTGTAGCCCGCGATGACGATGTCGGAGGCTCGACCGTACATGTGCTGTGAGTTCTTGGCGCCGCCGATCCTCGCGTTGTACCAGGGCGGGCGGAGGCCCGAGTGGATCGTGACCTTGCCCAGGCGACGCGTGAGGACGTCGAGGACGTTCACGGCCAGCTTGGACATGTTCGCCACGATCTCGTCGCAGGACACTCGCCCCGACGGGAGGTCGAGGTAGGCCGGCATGTCAAACTTGTTGCCGCCCGACTGGAGCATGTCCGCGAGGGTGAAGAACTCGCTGATCTTCTGGTTCCTGTCGGTGTACTTCGTGGCCTGCGGCGGGAGCGACACGTCGGACTCAGAGCCGCGGGTGGCCGGGCCCGAGCCCACGCCGGTGTTCGGGCTGGTGCCGTTCGCGGGGGTGCTGTTGAGTCCCGCGTTAGCGTCGAAGTTCGGCGCCGGGTTGAAGATGCCGGGGTCCTTGCTGAAGCAGTCCTTGTAGATAGAAGCAGCGTAGCCCGCACGGTTGCCCCACTCGTTGCCCGCGAAGACGCCGTTGGTGGCAGACTCGAAGCCGTTGAACCGCTCGTAGAGCGCGGCGGACTTGACGGCGTCGGAGAGGTTGTTCGTCTTGTACGTGGTGGCCGCGCCGCCCGCGACTCCGTTCGGGTTGTTCTGGAGCTCGTACATCACGTAGTCGAGCTGTCCGTCGACGGTAGTGGACCGGTCTCCGAGGTAGGACTGCATCATGCTCTTGCGGTTGCCCGAGTCAGTCCACTGCGCGATGCCGGTGGCTCCGATGGAGTTCGTGGAGGTCGGGTTGAAGCGAGACTCCTGCATGAAGCCGCCCGCGTACGCCGCCGCTGCCTCCTGGGTCATGCCGCGCTGGACGAGTCCGTTCGCTACCTCGCAGCCGTTGGACGACGATGAGCCGAGCGACACGGTGTCGAAGTTGGAGCGAGCGAAGTTCGATGGGTTTGCGGGTGAGTTGCTGTTCTGGGTGGCGCCCGAGTTGAAGGCCGAGCGCGTGGGTGAGGTGCCGACGTTGTTGCCCATCTCGTCGTGGGCCTCCATCTCCTGACGCTTTCCGAAGGTCATGTCGACCGCGGAGGGGTTGGACTCAGGGCTGGAGACGACTGACACCGGCTGGAACTTGGCGGGGAAGTCGAACGTCGTGATGGACGGGGCGTCGGTGTGGTCGGCGATCGTGCCCTCGTCGAACGAGTAGTGCCCGCCGTCGAAGGTGATGTTGCCGCCGCTCGCGTTGACGCCCACTCCGCCGGAAGCGTTGAGGGACATCTTGCCGCCCGTGGTGTTCTCGATGGAGGAGCCGAACGTCTTGAGCGCTCCGGTGGCCGCGATCGTGCCTGCGCCCGCGGTCGTCGCCAGGAGGTCTCCCTTCGAGAAGATGGAGGTCTGGCCGTTGGAAGCCATCGCGAGGTTGCCCTTCGTCATCACGGTCCTGTTGCCGAGCGTCATGTCCACGCTGTAGTTGGACTTGATCGTGTGCGAGCCGGTGGTGACGGTGGTGCGCGACAGCCCGGCCTGGTCTACCATGGAGCCGGCCGTGAGGTCCTGTCGGTTGCCGCCGACCTCGAGGTTGTAGTCCTTGCCGACCTCGACGAAGTGTCCCGCCTTGGACTGCTGCTTGAAGACGCCCTCGACCATCGCGGTCTTGTTGCCCGAGACGAACTCGTCGGTCGCGGCGGACACGATGGCGAAGCGACCGCCGACCTCGAGGATGAAGTCGCCCGCGATCTTTATCTTCTTGTTGCCGTTTATCGTCTCAGTAGCGTCACCGTTAGATACGATATTATGAGAACCTTGAGCAAGACTGTACATGTCGCCCTGCGCCATGTGGACGATAGAGCCGTCCGGTCTGATCTCGTGAGCAGACCCCGTAGGAGATACAGTGACAAGTCTCTGCTTACCCGGAGTATCATCAGCGTAGATAGCGTGGCCACCAGGAGTTTCTCGTATAACGTGAGTGAAGCCATACTCTCCTCCCCAGCCGACCGTCGGCACCTGGACGGAGTCGATGACGCCCACGGCGGTGCGGTTCGAGGCGTTCCTCGGGTCCTGCGTGTAGAACTTGGTGAGGTTGCCCTTGATCGCCTGGATAGCGGGAGGCAGCCTGTTGGCGGTCGAAGTGCCGTTGTAGCGTGCGACGACCGGGTAGTCCTGGCCGTAGTTGATCGCGGGGTACGTGCCGCGCGGGTCGTGGAACGCCGTGGGCGAGGGAGTGACCCCGTCGAACTGGGTCTTGACCGGTATGTTGTCCGTGCCGAGCACCTTGGGCGAGCCGTCGGCGGCGACGTTCACGTTGTTCGGGAAGACGTCCTTCAGCGACTCCGAGACGTTGAAGTTCGGCTTGACGCCCGAGCCGTCTTTCGTCAGGTTGTTGGCGCCGTCGATCACGGCCTTGGGGTACTTCTTCAGCAGCACCGTCAGGAGTCGCTTGAGGGCGTTCATCTGTGGGACGGTGAACCTGTCTCCCATCGACGCCGTGTAGTCCCTCTTCGGGTCGTCGGGCAGGCCGCCCACGAGGCAGACTCGGACCGTGTTGGAGGTGGTGCCTCGCGAGACGATGTTCTCGAGGTCGTCGCCCGAGTCGATGGACTTAGACAGCTGATTCTGCGGGAAGACCTGTCCCTGCGCGCTGATCACGAAGTGGTACTGGTCGAGTCCCGTGAACGACTTCAGGGGGAGCGACGCGTTGGACTTGCGGGTGGAGTTGTGCTCCACGAGGATGAGGCCGGCCTGGTCAGGCGAGTTGTCGAGGGCCTTCTCGTAGTTCGTGCCGACGTCGACCGTGCCCGTGTTGGCGTTGATGTTCACGCCGTCCAGCGAGGACACGCCGAGCATCTGGGCCAGGGAGGTGTTCGAGTACTTGTCGATGTACGAGACGATGTTGTAGCCCTCGGTGGGGTTAGAACGGATCTTCTCGCTGTTAGAGATAACGTCGTAGA